CCAGGCGCTGCGCAGGCTGCTCAACTGTGGTGATGCCGACGGACCCTGGTCCTTATGGGGAGCCCACTCCTTTGTGTGAGACCTGCGTTAGCGACAAGGGCAGGGAGCAGCGCGAGAAGATGGTCGAGAGGATACCGGACCATGTGCTCCGCCCAGCCATGTGCAACTACAAGGGCTATGGGCATCGGAGGAATCTAGACCAGGAGATACGACGGTATCTCAGGGGAGAGACGCTGAGCCCCAACCTCTTTGTCTATGGTCCGCCTGGCACGGGCAAAACCGTGTCGGTTGCTCGGTGTGCTTGGCGCTTGGTTACAGAGGAGAAAGACCTTCGGAGTTTTGTCTGGGTGTGCGAAGGGGAGATGGTTCGATTTGCCACAGAGACCAAGTACGGAATCATAGGCGAGCGATTCCATGAGATGGTCCATTGCGACCTGCTCGTAATCGATGAGGTGGGATCTGCCTTCCTTCGCGCCAACGACCAGGCAAGAGGAAGGATAGTTGACCTTATGCGCACACGACTTGAGACGCTTTCGAAGCGCACCATTTTCATAAGCAACAAACAGCCACTCATGGGGGCTACGTTTGGGGAGGCGGTTGGCAGCAGATTCAAGGGAACGAGCCAGGTGGTGTATGTTGACGGACCTGACCTGAGGCAAGAGCAATGATTACGATTACTATACCAGAGCAGGTTCTTCCCCTGCTGCGTGAGGTCTACGCCAACAAGCTCAACGCAACTTCTAGGGGTGCGCGCTATGCGATGAACACCAAGAAGCGAGCGTTTAAAGAGGCGGTTCGCGTAGCGTCTACAGTGGAGGGCGAACCGGTACAGGGCCCCAACATCACAGCCATCTACAGGTTCGTCCTGCCAAGGTGCGACCTTGATGCCCCTCTAAAGAGCGTGCAAGACGCCATCGAATCCATAGGCATAGCATGCAGAGATGACCGGGTAATCAGGACCGCATCCATATTTTTGTTCCGCCCTAAGAAGGCAACCAAGAAGCGCGCGGGAAGAAGCCCGGGCGTTACTGTCTACCTCTTCAACACCACCACGGAGAAACCAATGATACTTTCGAAAACGTTTCACTTGCTTGACGAATCAGCCGAAGCTTGGGGAGATTAGATATGCTGGGCTCATCTCCTTTCTGCGCCCCCAAAAGCGCAATGGTAGGTCTTTACATAATCCTTTTCCTAATAGGTGGGGGCCCAGCGCTTTCATCACCTCCAAGCAAAGGCCCCTCCTACGAATCTCTGGAGCGAATGGCTGCCTCGGCATGTCCGAGGGCCAGTAAGTCCTTTAAGAGGGCAATACTTGGAGAGCTCGTGGAGATTGAGAAGACCATCCCTATCCCCAGCTCTGCGAGGGGCATCATCTTGGCAGCGGCATGCATGGAGAGTGGGTACCGCGTGCGGCCTAGGTGCGGCGACAAGGGCAAGAGCTGCGGCATGTTCCAGGTTAGGACGTGGCTGTCTAAGCGATACGCTGTAGACCGTTACGACTACAAGGGAGTGGCGAGGGCTTTGCTTACTCATATCTTGAGGTCTACCGGAAAGGCTAAACGCAAGTGTGGAAGGCTGGGAAAGGTGCGCCTGTTCTGGATTGCGTACTCTTGGATTACGCGTGGTCCGCAGGGCTGGAACTGCTACGGAGCGAGCAAGCATCGGAGACTTCTCCGGCGTTGGCGTTGGCGCTTGAAGCGTAAAGGTTCTTGACATCCCGGCCATGTATTCTATAGGCTCGCCCTATGATTGGATACAAACCGGTGATTGATTTACATGCGGTGACTAGGGCGCACGGCGTTGATAACGTTGCTCGTGTCATTGGTGTAAAGGGTGCGACGCTGGCGCATAAGCGCGCTGGCGTTCGCGTGTTTCGTCTCAAAGAGCTTTACCTGATTTGGCTTGCCTATCCTGAGATAGACTTGGCTGCCACGGTAAAGCGCATAGGCGCCGCGGCCTGCGCTAGGGACCGAAGGCTTGAGCAGTTTGATGAGTAAGCGCGGCCTTGATGAGGACATCATTGACAAGATGCTCCTTCAGGCGCTGGACTTTGCTCATTACCTGGCGAACTTCTATCACCACGAATCGTTTGGTGAGAACCATTCGAAGCGTCCTGAAGATCCCCACGGCGAATGCTACAACGAGGCGGTCACCGCATCTCAGATTGTCTTACTGTCTACATGCGTAAAGCATTCTCTTGGCAGAGAGCTTATGAATTCCAACGCCAAGAGGATAGGCAAGGATGGCAAGTGGATACTCAAAAAGCTGCGTGAGTACGGAGACCGACAGGTCAAGCTAGCCGTTGACAGGGAGACGGACGGGAAGGACCTGCATTAGGTAACGGACCTCGACCTTTACCCCCTCCCCTATCGCTGCGGAATTAACCCCCCCTTGAGCATTGGCGCGCTTGTCAGGTGACACGCTTCGTGTGACAGGTGGCAAACACCTCCGGGGTTTCTGAACGTTTTTCTCCTAGAGAAGAACCATCCAAAAGCCTGAACGCCCGGTTCCCTACTAGAGCCGTTCCTTCCCGGAGGGCGCACGGGCGGGGCCCGGCAATGTAAACAAGCTAGTCGCCTGTAAACTAACTAGGATTTAAAAACAAACTAGCCAGTGTACAGGTAGTTTACAGCTTATTTTTAACTCGGTTTTCTTCCTGGTAACCGTCGGCACCGTTACGCCAGAGTCAAAAAAAAACTGACTTAAGTCTTGACGGTAGCGTCAAACTAATGCATTCATAGTTTATCCTTAATTGCTACCAGGAGATCACATGAGCAACCCATACGATGTATACGAGCATCAGCCCAGCGACCGCACTGACCCACAGCGAATCGACCCGGCCTTTTTCATGTCTGGACCTATTAAGGTTACCATAGACCCGGAAGTTGAGCTTCGCTGGTTTGTGGATGAGGGCGGCCCTATCATGTGGCTCGTTAATAAGTACAAGCTCACTACCCTTGGCGCGCTGATGGCGTTTAACCCTGGTTGGATGTTTTACCGGTACGACAGGGGTGAGTTCGACGAGATGTTCGACGCTTTCCCGGATGAGCCGCGCTGGTCTGTTTTTGTGAAGGCCCAGCGCGTGATAGCTTCTCGCCTATGCTCAGAGATTAACTACTGCCTCTACGGCATGGCGTTCGGCCGAGTGATGGGGGTTGCGTCGTGAGGTGTATTCTACACGATGGAAGGGAAGTCTATTACGAGGACGTCGTTGACCCTGACGATGAGTATTATGATTGCTCTGACTGTGAGACCCCGACCAGGCGCGCCGAGCTTGACGACGCGGGAGAGTGCGCGCAGTGCGCGGAGTACAGCCACACTTGCGACGGGTGCAAGGTCGGCGAGTGCTGCGACTCTTGCTGTCCAGAGATGTCATGCACGAAGTGCGACCCTAAAAAGAGCGTCTGGGCTTGGCTCTAGCTAGGACGGCCGAACTCTGGTTCGGTCTTCCGATGATGGAACCAACCATCCACAACTTGCTACCAGGAGATACTTATGAAGACCTTAGGCCACATTTGGGAAGCGTTCGCTTTCGTCGGAATTCTCGCCACCGCATACGCTAGCTTTTTTGTGTAGGGGTAGGACGATGAGAACCATAGCAGTAATAGAGGAAGAGCTTTTCTACGTAACCCGAAGCCAGACCCAGCTGCCGATGGGCACCGGTCAGACGTTCGGCCCGTTCCTATCTCTCGGCGATGCTCGCGATTGCATCGTTGAGATTGCGCCATCCTTCGCAGAGCACCGCTACATTGTGTCGTGCGTCTTTCGTATGACGAGCTACGAGCCAGAGGCGATTGTATGCGTCCCCGGGCCGGGAGCTGGTGACGTTGCAACGTTCTCGCTTCGTGGCAAAGCGGATTAAGCCCTAAGCGTCCCGCCTTCGGGCGGGGGTTCCGATAACAGCTCTCCTGTTAGGGCAGGAGACAAGGAGGCTACCAGGATGAAGTTACGAAACGTTGGCTCAAACATGACAGAGTTTGTGCTCGGCAGGACATCGGTCCTGTTCTCATACGAGACACCCGTCGCCGGATGGGATGGCAAGGGAGCGTTCAGGACAGATACCCGTTACTCGTCGACCACGACCAAGCACATCAACAAGTACCTTGGCGGTAAGGGCATCGGTCGCACGGTCCCCCAGTCATACATCAACGAGCTGGTGTCGCCATGACCTCATTCTCAATCTACTCTAGCATCACCAAGGGCTGTGACAACTCGCGCGCTCTTGTTGCCGAAGCAATCCACGACATAAACGAGGACCGAGACCTTGACGACCGGGTGCCCGCAGACAGCGAGTGCGACGTCCTCCGCGAGGCTACCTATCCGGAGACCCTCCGCGACTACGTGGCGGACACACAGGACGGGATAGAAGACTGCAACGTAGATGACTCGGAGTACCTGCTCTGGGTCATCGAATCACACCTGGAGTTGTAGAGCAGTGAAGCTACTATACACAGCGGAGGTCAGCGGAATCCCCGTCGAACTCAGACGGTAACTAACTAACCACACCCAACTAAACAGACCCTCGGAGGCCCAGCGCTTCCGGGGGTTTTTGCGTTTGCGGTACCAGAGTGCAACCAACTCGGGTATCAGCTTGGTACCTTAAGCAGAGCCATACTACAGGTATCAGCAAGACGACGTTTCTAACCAGTCAATGTATGCTGGATGTTTTACCCCTGGAGTCACGGAAGGTGGTGAGGCTTTAGGCGGTTAGAAAATTAGGTACCTTAGTGGTACCTCTAACCCCCCTTTTCCTTTAGCCTTTGTTTCACCCTCCCCCTCCCCCTCGTTTGTTTGTGGGTTGGCCTGGGTGGTCTGGTGCTCGGGGGTCGTAGGGGGTAGGGACGGGGTTTGCTTTCCTGGTCTCCTCTGAGCTGGCCCCTTAATATCGCGGTCCAATTTTGGAATCGCGTTTTCCCGAACCGTCAAACCAGGTAAAACCGGTTCGTGTCAGAGTTCAGGAAGTTCGCAGAACTTCCTATAGGACCAGGTATATGTTTGCATGGGTCATGCCAACAACCTTGTCAAGCATTCATTTTCTTGACAGCTATAAGGTCTGGGAACTAAGAAGGTTTAAAACCTATTAACGTCATATGGTGCTTGAGGGTGATTTGAGTGTTTCTGGTCACTTCAAGAAGTGTGCCTAGTTGGAAGATCCACATAATGCGTCTAGCAAGTTTACGACTGAGCGTGTGATGGTGATCCTCGACGCTGTTAGAAAGGGTCAGACGTTAGAGATGGGGTGCAGGAGAGCCGGTGTTACGCCTAGGACTGTTAGGGCCTGGTTGAAGGCTTCGGACAAGCAAGAGTTTAGTAGGGCGTACGACATCGCTATGGCCCAGGCTGAAGAAAAGCTTGTGCGTATAGTGAATGAACATGCAGAAACTAGCCCCGCTACAGCTAAGTGGCTACTTGCTAGACGGTATGCCCATTGGCGCGATCCCTTGGATGAAAGCCTGAAACAAGCTAGGCTCCAAAAGGAATTGATGGAGGTTGAGCTGGCCAGAGCTAAGCTCGATAGAATTAGAAACGAAACAACCATCGACTTGATGGATGTTCTGGAAACACCCAAAAAGCTGGAGAAAAAAGATGGGAAAGATGAAGAGCGCAGCCAAAGAAGCAGCAGTCAAGATGCTGGAGAAACTACAAGATATCGACCTGTCGAAAGTGTCTCAGATAAGCGTGAGCCTTATGATGAAGCCGCCTATGCATCTGAAGAAGAAGATGATGAAGAAGATGAAGGAGCACATGCACGATGAGGATGGACCACGGAAGGAAGCAGAACACGACTCTTGCCCTAAGAGCGACGCAGATACAAAGCTTAAGAAAAGCAAAGAAGTCCACCGGGAAGAGCATGAGCAGGATGATGAGAGAGGCGATTGATCTCTACCTCATTCACAACAAACTGCTCGAACCAGAACCTATACACATTCACAAGGTTCTCGATGACCTAGAAGCATCTGTCGGTGCGCTCAAAGCACTACACAGTGTCAAGAACCTAGCGGGGTAAAGCATGGCCGAAAAAGTGACTACTATCTTTCCAGCCGGAATGGTCGAAAGCGTAATGGCGCAGTTCATATCGCAGATTAAAAACTCGATGGACTGCATCATTGCACCACCACTCGACAAAAAAGGCGACAAGATACTCAGCGAGCTAGACAACATGAAAGCTACGCTCGTCACATGCATGATGGAAACAGAGTCTCTTAAGACCATGCTAGAGCCCTACTCAAACGCAAGCCTAAGAGAACACCATCGGTTCTGTAGAGCCATGCTGGTTAAGTTCAGAAGCTACCTGGAAGAAAACCAGGAGAAGATTCAAAACGCCAAGGCTACACACGCAAGACCTGTCGTTGAGTTCGCTCGAAAACTAATCGAGTTTATAGCCGCGTTCCACTCAGTGCTTCACTCCAAAACAGACATCAAAGACAAGGAAGAGATTACACAAGGATTCCTGGGATACCTGCCAGCCTCTCACTCGTTCGATGTCTCGTAAGTGAAATTCTCCAAAAAAGCGGCCAAAGAAATCAGAAGGTGCCAAGAGGACTTTCTGTATTTCTGTACTAAGTACCTGAAAATACTAGATAAAAAAGGCCGTGTTCTAGCTCTTACTCCTAACTATGCGCAACGCAGGTTTATGGAGGCGAAGGCTAGGAACCCGTGGGTTTATGTTCTTAAGTCTAGGAAGCTGGGCATCACTACGTTTGAGGGAGCAAGGAACTTTCATCGAACCTTGTTTAACCCGAACCATCAGGCGTTGGTTCTGGCCCATACGGACTCTGCAGCCAAGAGCATCTTTCGTATTTATCAGCGGTTTTATGACATGCTGCCGGGGTTTTTGAAGTTTGACCTTAAACTACAGAACAAGCATGAGATGCAGTTTAGCCACGGTGGATATATTCTTGCGGCTACTGCTGGTAGCGACTCCGCACGGGGAAGTACTTACCAGTCTATTCACTGCTCGGAATTCGCCCAGTACGAGAACATAGAGGAGCTTATTGCTGCAGCTATGTCTACCGCTGGGGAAAACGCTTCGGTGACGTTAGAGACCACGGCAAAGGGCCTTAATGGCGCTCACCGTGTATGGGAAGAGCCGAACGGATTTGAGAAGCTTTTCATCTCTTGGAGAGAGCAGGAGGATGCTCGAAGCAGGAAAAAGCCTGAGTGGATCCCAAAAGAGATACAAGACCTTGCACAACAGTACGAACTCGACAAGTATCAAACCAATTGGGCAGCAGCTACTTACGCCACCAGGTGCGCCGCAAACTGGAACACCTTTCTGCAAGAGTACCCGCCAGAGGCACACCTAGCCTTTATCTCAAGCGGTAAGAAGTTCTTTAATCGCGTATACCCTCACGCAAAACCAACACCAGGTTACCACCAGTACGTAGAGCCGCAGAAGTACCGGTGCTATGTTATGGGGGTTGACGTGGCGTCAGGCTCTGAGCACGGCGATTACTCGTGCTTCGTTACCCTTGATTGCACCGACAAGAAAAAGCCGATCATGGTATCGACGCTTTACTCCAGGATGTCGCCATCCGAATTTACAGAACGCATTGAGCACGAAGCCAAAAAGTATGGGGCGCTCGTATGCGTAGAGGCCAACTCGTATGGCCTGTCAGTAATTGAAGGGCTCGTCGCAAGAGAGTACGTCAACCTCTATCGGCGGGTTAAGTACGACAAGGCAACAAACAGGTGGACGGAAAACCTCGGGTTTCACACCACAAGGTCTACCAGGGCAATACTTATAGCCAGACTGCAAGAGTACATCTCCAGAGAGTGGCTCATCCCAAGCGATGAAACGCTGAAAGCAGAAATGAATACCTTTGTATTTAATAAATCTGGAAAGCCCGAAGCAGACTCAGGACACCACGACGACATGGTAATCGCAACTGCGTTAGCGCTCATTGCGATGAATCAGGTTGAGGTGGTTAGAGAAATTAAGAAAAAGAAACCGCCCGGAACCATTAAGGAAATGATGGAGTTCGAGGTGCAAACGGGTCGTCTTTTTCAGCATTCCAAAGATTTATTCGACAAGGGAGACACCCTGTCGGAGGAAAAGCCGCCGTCTCTGGACGGCTTCATGTAAATGAACTATACAGCAAAATTAGGAGGTCGAAGTGAGTGAGTATCTGAGCGGTGAAGCAGTGAGTCAGGTGCGCAATATGCTAGGGGTGAGTGACGGGTCCCCTTTGGCGGATACATCTAGCGCTGCGGAGCCGGTTCCGGCCCAGGAACCAGGCAGTACGCAGCCGCCTCACTCGGCCTCCTCTCCCGAACCCACGACTGAACAGCTAGCCGAGGTCGTAAAAAATGAGGCTGGTACGGAGGTAGTAGAGGCTCGCGGTGACAGCGCTAGTAGCGTTGAGGATCCGGGCGACTCAGAGTCGAGCTCTCTACATCGTGTTCCTTACGCGAGATTTAAGGAAGTTGTTGACGCCCGTAATGGCTACAAAGGCGAGGTTGATTCGCTGAGGAAGCAAGTCGAAGAGCTCTCTGAACTGATGAGGCGGCAGCAAGCGCAACCAGCGCCTGCTTCGCATAATCAGAGCTTTGAGCATCTGTCTGATGAAGATCTTTTAGGTCTTCTTGATGACTCCGTCGACACGCACTCAGAGGATTCATGGCAAGGCCAATTTCAACAGATGCAGCAACGAATGCATCAATACGAAGTTGTTAACGCCACCCAAAGCCTTGAAAGGGAAATTTCTCAAGCGACTAGTAAGTATCCAGTCGTGCCGAGGGAAGCCCTTTTGCAAGCTGTCATTAATGATGATTCCGCCAACCTTATGGAGGTGGCCGAGCAATACTCCTCCTTTATTGCATCGGTCGAAGAAGCTGCTATCGCGAAGCACATGGCTCAGGGAAAATCTGTTTCCGAGGCCACCCAGGACGCAAAGGAAGAGGTCGCGCAAGCGGTTGCTCCCCGTCCTAGTCGAGCGGCATCAGCTCCTGTAAATCCTCCCATATCGGCGGGAGATCATAAGCCCAAAAACCTCAAAGATGCATCAAAAGCACTTCGGGCGTTTTTACAAAACAGCAATCCATTCGCGTAAGGAATATAAAAAATGCCAGCTACATTAGCTACTTTTGCCTCAATTCTTAAAGAATTTTACATTGGACCCATTCTTGACCAGCTCAATAATGAAGTCCTTGCCCTTGAACTCATGGAAAAAGCGACCATCGATTGGAACGGTCGCGTTGCCATCATGCCTGTCCACGTGTCTCGTAACACTGGCGTTGGCTACCGTGGAGAGACTGGCGTAGGCGTTGCCGCCGCTAGCTTGCTTCCCGCTGCCGGTGACCAAGGTTATGAGCGCTTGCAGATTCAAGCCGCTTTCCAATACGGTCGTTTCCAAGTCTCAGGTCCCGCTATCGCTGCTGCGAAGACGGGCGGAGTCGGGGCTTTCATTAGCTACACCGACGCTGAGATGAAGAAGCTTGCCTCGGATGTTCGTAACCAGGCCAACCAGTCGACCATTTTTGGTGGACGAGTACGCGGTTACCTGAACGAGCGTTGCGATGCGTCGGCTGCCGGTACTGGTGGAACGACGGCTGGTCCCCAGCTTGTTGTTGCTGGTGCGATGACTCAAGTTGCGGCACAGACTTTTCAATACCAGGGAGACTTCACCGTTTTTGCGGGAGTTAACCCCGCACTGGCTCAGTTTGCTACCTGGGTGCCGGTTGACCTTATTCGTACCGACACCTACAACTCGGTAACCCTGAGTGGTGCGTTGGTAAACCCCAACTTCTGGGTCATCGGAATCGACCCAACCGCGGGTACAATCACGATTGCATTCGGGGCTAACGCTGGTGGTAACTACATCACGAGCGATATTGCGCCCGGGTTTGGTGTGGCGGTTTCATTGCGTCCTGTGCAGGCGGTCGACAATGTTGGCGCGGCAGTAGGAGTAAACAATAGCGCGCTCAACCCAGGTCTCGCCGCACCAGGCGCGGCGGTAAGTATTGCTACGCATGCGGAAGTAAACGGGATTTATACCAACCTGTCTTCGGCGGCACACTACGGCGTTACGCGTAATTGTCAGGACGCGACTGCGGTTCCTGCGGTTGCGGCGGATGGCCAGGCGCCTTCTCTCCGTGGACACGTGCAGACCAATGTTGTTGGAGCGGCTGCTCATGCTGCGCCTCGCGACCAACAGCGTGCTGCTCTTGCGCTTCCGCGTATGACGGCCATGATGGATGCGGTTGATCTTGACCCCTTGGCTACGCCAGGTGCCGGTGGTGGAACGCTTCCCGGTGGTGGTGGAGAGGCTCCCGATATTATTCTGCTCAACCCTGTTGATCGTCAGTCGTATATCGGACTTCTTAACGCTACTATCCAGATGAACCCCGCTGGAACCAAAGGCAAAGGTGATGGCTCTTTCCTCGACATCGCGTTTGCTGGTGTGCCAATTCGCACCAGCCGTGCTTGCACGCGTCGATGCATGATCTTCATGCGGAAAGATTCCTGGTGCGTCACTGAGCTTCAGTCGCCCGGGTTTGCCGACCTTGATGGTAACGTCCTTTCGCGTCTCGCTGGTAGCGATGCGTTTGAGGGATACTACCGATGGTACTGGAATGTTGTTGCTAAGCATCCCAACAACAACTGTATCCTTATGGGGTACCTGTAGGGCCTAAACAGAGGGGGGGCTTCGGCCCCCTCTCTTTTACCTGGAGTCCATCATGGCAAAGAAGAGCGCACGCAGAAAAGCGGCTATGGCTCTATACGAGAAGGCCAAAAAGAAAGACAAGCCCGGAGAGGGTGGTCGTTTTAAAGCCTTGTCGAAAGCGGTTGGGTCTCCAGCTCTTGCTGCGTGGATTGGCCGAAAGAAATACGGCGCAAAGAAAATGGCCAAGATGGCCTCGAAAGGACGTAAAAAATGATAGACGTGTTGCTAGTGCTTGGATCCCTCACCTGCATTAACCTAAACGTCTATCTTGTCTACCTCAATCGCATTAAGCGAAAAGAGCTAGACCTTATGATTGAAGAGGGAAAGCTCACCAGCTTCGATGCGGACCCTATTGACATGTTGGCCGCATCTTCTTCCCAGGAGGATAACCCGTTATGGCAATGACACCACGACAACAAGCAGCCCTTGGTCTGTATGACGCTAGGACAATGACTCTTGAGGATGAAACGCCTGGATGGGCTAAAGCGTTAGGTCCTATAGGTTCGGTAATCGGTGCCCTTGCTGGCATCCCGGGCGGACCTCCGGGAATGGCTGCGGGTGCAGCGCTAGGCGGATCAATAGGTGGCGCTGCTGGCGGCCTTGCAGGAGGAGACACGGAAGAGTTTATGTCTCGAGCAGGCCAAGGTGCGCGACAGTACGCGGCAATGGAAGAGGCGCAAAAACGACGAGCTCTAGATCAAAGAATGAAAAAACGACTTGAGGCTCTTGGTATTCAAAAATGAGCGAATTCCCCACTAACATGAGGGGTCTGATTCAGGACTCTGATTCGGACAAAGATGGGTTTAAGAGGGCGTGGGACCTGTGCGTCTTGTTCTTAAGCGGAAACCAGTGGCTTACCTACAATGATTCGCTTAGGCAGTGGTCGGTTGATCGACCTACGCAGTCGAACACCAGGGTTACCGTCAACCTGCTTTTGAACATGTACCGGAACATTCTGGCTCGCATGAGCGTGAATTACCCTTCTGTTGCGGTTCTGCCTGCAAGCCCGTCAACCGATGACATTGTAAAGGCTCGCACAAGCGAGTGGCTTTTACAGTACCATTGGCAAGCTGATGAGATGGCGCAGACCATTAGCAAGTCTATTGAAAACTTGCTCGCTTTTGGCACGAGCGCAATGCACACGTACTATGACCCAGGCCTAAAGCGTGTCCATACCGATACCGTAAGCCCGTACGACTTGTTCTTTGAGCCAAAAGTTGTCGACCCGGAAGAGTCTCAGTGGACAGCCATTAGGACGTACCATACCAAATACGACCTAAAAAAGGCTTATCCAGAACACAAAGAGGCTATTGAAAAAGTTGAGGTTACGCAGGGCTCTCAAGAAGAAGGGCCTTTTGGGGATATGCGCCCAGCCAATCGTGTTGAGGTTTATGAGATCTACTGGCGCGACGGTCGCCACGCGATACTTATGGACCAGACATATCTCTTCAAAGAAGAAGAGTCGGTTGTCGACCCGTTTCCTGTTCAGGTGATGAGGTATTCGGTAATCCCAACCAGGCTATGGGGAGTAGGGCTAATCTCTCCCCTTGTCAGGCTCCAGTGGTATTACAACAAATCTAGGTCTCAGGTTCTCCAAAACGTAGAGCTTATGGGTAACCCCAAGTGGCTCATTCCAAAAACGGCCGGCGTAGACACGTCTGCGTTTACGGACCGTCCGGGAGAAAAGGTTTACTACAACGCAGCGGGTGGAAAGCCAGAGATGGCGCCGCCAATGCCCCTGCCCGGATACGTCCTAGACAACCTAACTAGGATACAGTCAGAGATGCAGGATGTTGCGGGCATCCACTCGGTGTCTCTAGGAAAGCGTGCAGTAAACGTTTCAAGCGGTAGCGCGATCGACGTGTTGTCTAGAAACGACATGAGCCAATTGCAGATTTCTCAAGCTGCAGTCGAGCACGCTGCAAAAGGCGTTGCAAGGTTGATGCTTGTTCTTGCTAAGCGGCACTACACCGAAAAGAAGATGCTGCGCATGATGGATACCCTGGGTCAGGTTGTTCATAAGGAGCTTAGCGAAACTAACATCGTTGAAGACCCAGAAGTCTTTATGCAGCCAGGGAGCCTGTTCCGAACCGAAGCGCACGACAGGGACAACAGAATCCTTGAGCTTTACAAGATGCAGTTAATCGATCCCGAAACGGCAATGCGGGAGATCTCTTTCCGCACATCAAATGCGTTTATCTCTGCCCACGTGCAGCAGATGTCGCACGCTCAAGACCTTCTTGCAGCAGCCGTTCTTGGTCACGAGATTCAAATCTACGCATCAGATGACCTTAAGGCTTTCCATCAGGTTTTCCAGGAGTTCATGCAATCAGAGGATTACTACATCCTAGAAAAGGAGACGCAGGATTACATCAGCGACATTTTTGTATCCATCGTTACCTTTGGGCAAGGACCGGAAGCGTACCAGGCTGCAGCCATGAACCGGCTCGTCTGGCCAAGGCAGACGCCAGGAAGTAGTCCGGTTCAGCAAGCTCAAGAGCTTTCGCTGCAGCAGTCCGAACCAGCCCTGGAGCAGGTTGGGCAGGAGCAGGTAGGAAACGCTGCTAGACGAAGCGAAGTAGAAGATGCGGTGTCTCGCATGGGTCAGAGGACTGAGGCTCTTATTTCGCCCGTTGGGCCGGGGTATTGAGATGTTTGTTTTCGAGATTACCAACTTGTTTCGACAGTACTGCGATGAGCCAGATGCAACGTGGCTTACAACCACAGACGTGTCGAACTACCTAGCCACGGGTTATCGAGAATTCCAATGGACCGTAAGCGACCTTGCTCCGTACACTTACGCGGTAGACGTGTCGATCCCTGCTACTGCAGCAACATCGTATGATTTGGCAGATCCCGCAAACGCGGTTCGGATCCTAGGCAACAACCTTTCGGCTGGGGTGCGAAGAATGATGCAGCTCATCGAAATTCGTTCGCCAGCAGGATCTCCGCCCAATGATTTAATCTGGCGCTCGGTTAACTCGATGCGAGGCCTTCAGGGTGTATACAGGTCGTACTACCTTCAGGGAAGCACGCTAAACTTTTCGTATGCACCCAATAGCGCGCTTACCATCACCTACGTACCGGAGAGCTCAGTTAACTGGGCAAACACGGCAACGGGTGCGGGGGCTGAGTACGTTGATGATCTGGCCATGTTTCACGACATCATCGCGCTCCTTGCCTACAAGCAATATGCCATCAGAGATTCTCACATGAATCAGCCGCTTTTAATGCAGCTTAATTCGCGCATGAAAGACCTGGAGGCATACATTAACCGGAGGAACTTTGAGGGGTCTCAGTACGTGCGACAAGTAGCCTACTCTTTCGAGGATTACTAAAATGCCGAAGTATCTTGAGACTGAGATCCTCACCGATGGCTGCAAGCTAGAGTCGCCCACGAAGGGCAGCTTCGCCATGAACATGCTATTCAGGCGAAACGCCTGGGAAGCGCGAAGAGGGTTTGGGCAATTCGCTCAAAGGTCATCAACGTTTGGACTCCCGTCAAGCACGGGAAACCTTCCAGTCTCACCGGTAACAAACACATCCCTAGAGACGCACCATGGCAGCCATTTAATGGTTACCAACTTTGGGCACGAGCAAATCATAAGCGTCTTTTCGGGAGTGGTTAACACGTCCAACGTGCTGCAAGCCCCTAACACAAGGCCAGGAAGCCTTAACATTAGGGTCTATACAGTTCACATTGACGACATTACCGACGGTACGCATTGGGAAGTTCCCCTTTACAGGCACACGTCCGACGCAAAAGGCGAAGGGAAGCTGGAGATTTCGACGTCATTCGACGCGTTCTTTACGACGCCCCTAGCAGACATGCACGGCAACTATGAAACCGACAAAGACTTCGACAGGCAAAGCTGGAAGCGGGCGGAAAGGCAAGAAACGCCGTTTGTCTTTGCAGAGTTTCAAGATGTTCTGATGATGTCCCACCCATCAGGTGGGTTGTGGGCATACATCCCAGGAACATTTCAAGACTACACACAAAGAAAGTCCGCAACGACAGACGCGTTTTGGCACGAACCAGCGCCGCCGTATTCCGAAAGCTCTATGGTGGTTCAGGTAGAGATGGCGGGAACCGGACCCTTTGCGGACGATGGCATTGTCTATCTTTTGCCCAGCGATTTCCAGCCTCCATCTGCAATGGCAGTGCTTGGGTCGCACATGGCTTACGCTAGAGGGCGCACCATATATTTTTCTGATCAAGGATACCCTGCGTCAGTGCGCGATGGCATGTCGATTGTCATCTCAAGCGAACATCCGATTACAGCTATCGAAGAACAGCTAGGCAATCTGACCATCTGGACAGAAAAAGAGACTTGGCTTTATTACCCTCCTTCTAGCAGTCCAGACGGAAACATTGCTGGAGGGTCAATCACCAGGGTCTCTGACTCAATTGGGTGCCTTGCACCAAGTTGTGTTGTAAAAGCCAAGCAAAACATGTTTTGGATGGATGCAAACGGCGTCTACCGAACAACTGGAAACCTATCGATTAGCCCGGTGAGTGATAACATTGCTCCGTTTTTCACGGACTTTGTTACCAACCCTATGACGAGCTACTTTGTAGATAGCGGAACAAGCTCCCCTGTGGCTACAGCAGACGCTAACACGCCTGACACCACGATAAAGATAGACCCCAGGGGAGCGCATCTTACTTATAACCCTAAGCTTAACGCGCTGTTTGCTACCTTTCCCAAAGAAAGGGAGATGTGGGTTCTTACTGGAGGGAAGTGGGCGTACTGGTCAGTAGAGTCTTCAGTGCACACGACAGGAGCAGGCGTTCCTGATGTACAGGTTACGCGGCGCATACAAAGCCCATGGCTTGTTTCTGGCCTTGATACTCTTGCGCTTATATCTGGCCCAATTTCTAAAACCAACACAGATGCAAACCCAACCTTTCAGGTGTCAACGGTAGCAGCAGATTACCAGGTCTTGATATATGGAAGAGGCGGCACGCTAGATCGCTCAGTCGACGATGAAGACATGAGCGTTGCGTCTGAGTCGTGGCTAAGGGTAGGAGCGGGAGGAGGGGCTGGTCGCATTCCAAGGCATCAGCTTACTATGTACCTGGAAAGGCCAATTCCTGTGCCAAGGGGATACAAGTTTCCCGGCAACGAGCCAATAGTAGACTCAAAAGAAATCTGGTGGCTTCCTATCAGCTTCGTGGCTCCTAGAGTGGCTTTAACGCCTGCGTCTGGAGTAAGCGCCTGGTCTTGTGTTTTCGCCTTTGATAACACCAACTGGAAGCCAGTGCTAATCACCGCAGGCGCAACTGGAGACATTGACTTTCAGCTGCCAAGTGAGCGCATCGCATCCGCTGCAGGATATGCATACGGAGCGGGCGCAGCGGGAACGCGCGTTACGTTGACTGCGGCCAATACCGTTACCGTCCAATTTACCGCCCCTGCTGGAATCCCTATAGTCTTTAACGAGGACAGGGTTACTCCTCTCTTATACATCCCAATGGAGCGCCTTACAGCTGCGGGCGTAAGAGGAATGGGCATCGCCCCAACCGGAACGCCATCGTTTACAAGCAACGGTGTTGCGGTGAACTCAAGCATGTTGGTTTGGGAGCGTTGGTTTAGGGGCACGCCTGATGCGGCGTTCGAAAACAATGTAGCTCGCCCTGTAGACTGGTGCTACAAGTCCGACCATGTTGGCTTAAAAGGCGACAACCTTTTGAAGGCGCGCGGGTTGTTTACGAGGCTTCTGTCTCACGGAAGCGGATCTCTTACAGATGCGCTCAATTCTAACTGGCCGTACGGGTTGTTTAACGTAATCTTGTCGTCAGACAGAAAAGGCTGGATG